ATCAACAACTATGATTATGAAGTGACCAAGTTTAACACCTTTCCCCGTGTGAAGTTCATGGTTGCCTGCTGAGTCCACATTTCCCACATCAAAACCTCCGCTTTTCCTACATTCATGCAAAACACTCACCTTGAACATGCTGAAGATACCATCCTTACGGGTGATCTTGATGTGCTGGACTGGTTCACTGCTCGCGGTAAGTTGAGCGTGAAGATGGATGGTGCTCCTGCTATTGTGTGGGGAACTGACCCTGCAACTGGTACGTTCTTTGTAGGAACTAAGGCAGTCTTCAACAAGAAGAAGATTCGTATTGCCCATAGTCATGAGGAGATTGATGTGCATTATGAGGGTAATGTTGCAGACATTCTTCATGCCTGCTTTGACTATCTTCCCCGTACTGACTCTATCATTCAGGGAGACTTCATCGGTTTCGGTGGAACTGATGAGTTCAACTCTCAACTTCTCACCTATAAGTTTGGTGAGGTAGTTTCTCAGCACATTATCATTGCTCCGCACACTGAGTATGAAGCAAATGATGATCTGCGTGATAGTTGGGCAGAACCTCTGATGTATGCTTTGCAGAGTGATGATGACGTTCTGTTTGTCCAACCTGATGCCTACATTCAACATGGTCAAACGTCATTTGCTGATGTAAAGGAAGTCTGTGACTTTGCACGTCAGATGGCAACCACCTGTGAGTTTGTTTCTAACAGCAAAGCACAGAAGATCAAGCAGGTTTTCAACACTTTCATAAAAATCGGTGCCGTCCTGGACGAAGAGGCACTAGCGACCGCTGCCGACTGCGACCGCAACCTAATTCGTTTGTGGAAACTTGTCAAGTCTATTAAGGAGGACTGTTTGAGCATTTGTCGCAACAATGGACCTGCTGCTTACCTGTTAGGCGAGCGTATTGATGCTGAGGGTTATGTTTATGCGAATGAGTTCGGCATGTTCAAATTGGTCAACCGTGAGCGGTTCTCCCGTGCCAACTTCAACCACAGCAGGTTCCAGTGTGCCAGTTGAGGAACTGGCATAGACACTTCCATTTCTCCCCATTTTGCCCTATAATAACAAGGTACTCAAGAGAACCTCATGACTGACGCACAACGCACTGACATTGTTGAGAATCAACTTGATCACATTTTCTATCTCTGCCAAAGTTGTGCAGAAGTAGACGACGAAGATACTTGCAGAGCTTTGTATGAAGAATATGCAGAGTGGTTTGAAGCGCAGAATGAAGATGAAGGTGCATATGAAGTTATGTGGGCTCCGAACTTTTCCCTTTCTAACTGAGGAGGTTAAATGATTGATACTCTAATTGCTGGACTGACGTGTGGCATTGCTACATTCTACGGAATGGGTGATGGTTTTCATGGACAAACTACTGCAAACGGAGAAACTTTTAGTGCTTATCGTTGGACTGCTGCTCACCCTTACCTGCCTATGGGAACTAAAATTAGGGTTACAAACCAAGATAACCTTAAACAAGTGATTGTAAGAGTAAATGATCGTGGTCCATATTCACATGCTGACCTTGATCTAAGTTATGCTGCATTTGCTCATATTGCATCTACTTCAAAAGGAAATGCTACCGTATGTTGGAGAGTAGTGGGATGAAGAAACTTATTCTAATGCTGATGCTATTGACTGCACCAGCATTTGCACAAACTGAACCGAAACCAACTGAGAAGCAGTTCTATCGTCCATTTCGGTATGAAACTCCCTGCATGTTGGAGGCAGGTATGGCAACCTATCCTGATACTTGTGTGGTGATTGAGACTCGTGAAAAAGGTGGTGCATTGCGTACTCGTAATATCTTTTCCAACCAACATGGACTGACTATCAAAGGTCGCTTTGATAAAGAGAAAGGTTATATGACTTGGGATAGTCACAATAAGTTTGAGTATAAATGGGAATATAAGATTGGTGGAGTTGGTGACCCTGGTGCCTGGACTTATGTGATGCCTGGGTTTCTTGTTCAAAACGTTTCATGGGATTAAACAAATGACTGAAACAGAAGTAAAACTAAATGTGCATGAGGTAGGAGTTATCCTTTCTGCACTTCAGTTACTCGAAAATGTAGATGAAAATCGTATTGCCAGAGAGTATGGTAGTGCTCAGGCATTATACGACAAAATGTATGAGGTGTGGCAGGGCATGGACACTTCGGAAACTGGACTACGCAACGACGTGGTGCCATCCTTCTGACCTATAATAAGAGCATCAACAGGGGAACAACCCGATGCAGAACTACCGAGTCAGTGTTGAGACCAATGATGGTTGTGTTACCATTTGGTATGAGAAGTCCAAGGCAAAGACTGCTGACAAACTCATTCTCAACCGAGTCTACAATCAACTCTGTGGACTGAACATTAAAGAGATCAACGTTGTTCCTTCTGTCTAATGAACATTCAAGAAAACCAAGAGTTTGTGAATTTCCTGTTTGACAAACTCTTTCAACATGTTGACACTGACATGTTAGACTTGCATGAGTCTGACTGCTGTGATGACCATTTACAATTTGCTCAACTGGAACTCTTCTGATGGAAACTCTTGAACTTTCACAAAAAGAAATCAATGCACTTCTTTTAGTCTTAGAGAGTTTGGATCTATCAAAGACTCAACTGAGCATCTTAGAACTTTCAAACCTTTATTCTAAGATTTCTGCTTGTAAGACGTACTAATGAACGACGAAGACATCAAACAATTCATGAATGCATTTGAGGACTTTATGGAACATGCAAACACTGAGATCGATGCACATTCAAAGTGGGAAGAAGCACGAAAGTACACTGAAGGTTTCTATGAAGACAAGGCAGCAGAGTTAGAGGTGACTGTTGACTATTACATGGCAGAGTTCGTATGAATGAAGAAGCAAAACTCCACTTGGCACTGATGCAAACCAATAACATCATGTCATTGGTGAAGGGTAATAAGTATGAGAGTTTTCTAAACAACAAACTGATTGGAGTACAAGTCGAACTGAACCGACAACTTTCATTATTGACAAATAGCAAACACTATAGTAAAGTTGAGGAGTAACTTACGCACTGAAATGAAGTATTTGTATCTGGTTAATTATTGGGTGCCATTTCCATCGTCTGAGTATGGTGGTTTGATCAATGTCATTGCTTCTGATGACAATGAATGCCATGATATTCTACTGAACTGGAGAGATGAATACACTCAAGAATATGATAACTTGATCATGACTCAAGTCGTAGAAGCACCTTCTTATGCACTTGCTAATGATGAAGAGTCAGGTATTGTAGAAAACTTCACCACTTAAAAAAATGACCGACGAAAAACTTTATCGCATTGAAGAGTTCAATACAACTGGATGGGAAGTTGTACCAGGCAATTCTATTAAACTGACGAAGGAACAAGCAACTTCTAGGTTAGAAGAACTACTTGCAGATGGATACAACCCCAACCGCCTTCGTGCAATACCTGATGCCTAAGTTTCCACATATTCCACCAGAGGGAATGTATTATGAGCAAAGAGAGTTTAAACGCAATGTTATTGCTATCTGGGTTCATTACAAGCGTCGGTTTGATTACAATCTTGGTGATGCAGTTTGCTGTATCTGGGGATTCTACAACACCAAGACAAACTCCTACCATGCCCCTATCAACTCCTCAACCATTGGATCCGTCGTTGATATAAAGAATACGACACCATATTCTGCAATGCAACTTAACCTCAACCCTCTTGCCTATGCCTTATACACCAGCAGTTGATGATTATGTAAAGTGGGATAAAGGTAAGTTCTCAGTCGAAGGATGGGTTTATTTTAAGGACTCATCCTATCTGACAATTGAGATACAGACTAAACCAAAACACCCAGAAGATATTCCTCATGGCACACATCATCAGAATGAAAGAACACTGGTTGTTTGTTATTCTGAAGCATGGAAACAACTGAAATACGTTAAGTCACGTACCGATAAATATGATGAGAAGTAAAGACTCATCGTACATTGAAAACGTTTCAAGAGTTTAACGAAGCAGCAGCACTCGCAATACCAGTAGCAGCAAGACTAGCACCTTATGTGTTACCTGCTATTGGTGCTGCTGCAAATCTAATGAAAGGAGCACAACCAAGAACTCCTAATGTACAACGTCCATCACCAAAGATAACTGCAGCAGAGAAACAAAAGAGACAAGCAAGAGAAGATAGAAGAGCAGCAGCAGCGGAAAGGAATAGAGAAAGAACAGAGCAAGGTATTGATAGTCTAATAGGTTCTGATACTGAAAGAGCAGAAGCAAAGAAAGCAAGAGAAAGTCAACCACAAATACAAAGACGCTTACGTCAACAGGCAATGCGTAAGAGAATGGAAGATGCTGCAAAAGCACAGGGTTTAGACTGAATTAAGGTATTTTAACCTGTTTTTAGTATTAAAAATACCTTTTTAAATATAATCTAATGTTTTATTAGTCTTGATAAGTATTAGTAATAAGATGAGATAATGATAAGAATTCGTATCGTAATACCCCATTAAAACCTTATAAACCCTTCTGCCTTATACTCTCTAAAACCTTATAAACCCTTCTGCCTTATGCAAGCTAAGCGAGCGTATCATAAGACGCGCAGTTTGTCAAGTTTCCGGGCGCGAAAATCTAGACGAGACCCACGAGAATGTTATAATACCCACACAGATTCTCGACGAGACTTATATATACTCTTATGTGAATCTCGACGAGACTACACTAGATCTAGTTGCATCTCGTCGAGTATTATGCTACAATACACAAGCGTTCACTAGATCTCGACGAGCTTATGTACGACGACTACGATCTCGACTACACGTTTAGTAATGATTATAATCTCGACGAGGACGCACTATACGAGTATTATACTCAACTAGATGCACACGATCTCGATGAAGATTATACGCGAGACACACAAGATTATGATGCGTTAGCGTACAGGCATTACGCATAAACACGTACACATATCTAGTACTCATGTTAACACATAACAAGCGCCTAGTTACAGTAACACTAGACATCATGTGTTATGATGATTTACATCTTGAGGATGTAAACTGGCGTGAGGTTCTTAAGTTAGAACCAAGCGAAGATATTCATTCTCGCATTCAAGAGTACGATATCGACTGGTAGTGTGCCAGTTCGTGAAGTGTCCACTAAATACCCCACTGGGTCACCTGGTGGGGTATTGTTATCTCAGTTGGGAAACTTTCGTGCAAACCAAACAACAAAGCAGCATGATGTTTGACTACGAAACTAACTACTACTGGGGAGAGTTAGTTGTTCGTTTGGTCCCGATGTTCGGGTTCAAAAAGTATAAAGCATGGGAAGACGAATTGGTGTGGGTTTATGATACCAACAACGTAAACGATGGGTATCATGTTCCTGCCCGTAACTTGAGCGCGTTTAAATACTAAACTTGATACGAATTCGTATCAGTGTGCCAGTTGGGGAACTGGTCCAAACCTCTTGACCTGGATCCCCATCCCGTGTATTCTACCTAAGTCAACCGCAAAGAACTCATGTTTGATGAACTCTGGTCTGAGATTCAGGACTCCCAAGGTGAAATCTTTGACATGGACATTCCTGAACTCAAAGATGAAAAGTTTGATGTGAATGAGTACCTGAACGGAAACATCGACTACTGATGATGAACAACCATCTGGAAATGTTGACTGCTCGTGAACAACTGATGGAGGATATTGATTGTATCATTGAAGGTTTCTTTTATGATACTTGGGGAGATGAATACAACGAAGATAAGAATGAATTGGTGAAAACCTTGTGTGATGCTGTCTGCCGTAACTTTCCCTCTAACTGACATGAATCGTTCTGAACTTCAATCTGCACTTGTTGAGCAGATGATTGATGACATGGACCTCAAGACAATGACTGCCCTCGTTTATGATTATCTGAATGAAGGTTATGATAAGTATTCGGAGACAGAATTGCGTGAAGAGGTAGAAGAATACTACCCCGACCTTCTGGAGTGTGACAGTTGACATAGTGGCACACAGGGGGTTGCAATTGCCCCCATTCCGATCCATACTTACATCAGTTCAAACAACCACACCAAACATGCGTAAAATCGAACGTGAAATGAACGCTGCTATTTCTAACAATCAGAACTGGCAGAAAGACAACACTTCGGTTACTTTTGACCCTGAAACTAATGAGTCTAAAGTGTATCTGTTCGGCAACCACATCGCTACCATTGGTGATGACTTCGTGCAGATCTTTGATGGTGGTTATCAGTCTCACACCACAAAGTCCCGTCTGAATGCTATTCTTTCGGAGCATGGAATCAAGGGTGAATGTGTGTTTCAAAAGAACTTCAATTGGTTCATTCATAAGTTCATTGGACAGGCAGGAACTTCTCCTGTCTACAATGAGTATGACTTCACCAATGGTTTCATGTTCGCCTGATTATGACTGACTTTCGCTACTCTACGGGTGAGGAACTTGAGCAGTTTCTGTATGATAAATGCAGGCAAGATCCCGACCTCCTCGCTACTATCATCAGCGAGTATGTGTGCTCTTTGAGTGATAGTAAACTGGAAGAACTTGAGGACTTTCTAACTAACAACTTCGGGGACGATTAAGTCCCCTTTTTTTATACTTTCTTATTTTTATTTTATGGCAGGGGGCGTGGCGACCTTTTTCATCATCAGGGCTACCCCGCCCCTCCTTCGCTTGTGACCTTAGTATAGGGCATCAGCGACCCCCCACAACCCACCTTGTGCCACTTTCCGAACTGACCACCAAACCCCCCAAAGCGTCCGAATCCGTGCCATCATACCTACATGAACAACACTTACGACATCATCTGCCCCTCTGCTCCTGAGGAGAACGAAACCACGACCGACCTGGATCGTGCCATGCTGCTTTGCCTGGACCTCTCTGAGGAGTTCGGGTATGCTGAGATCCGTGATGCCTTCGGCAACATCGTCGGAGACTACGGCGACCCCTCCACCTTCCTGGTGTGACACCATGGGGAGTGTCCACCATTCCCCCATAGCATCGCCTGAGACCCTATACTAAGAGCATGAACAAAACCACCCTGGACATGTCTGCCATCATGGCATCCTACACTCAGCAGGTCATCCGTGAGGAGCAACGCCGTCAGGCAATCCGTGACGCCTACGCTCAGGGCAGGCAGCAGGATTGGACCCTGTGGGGTTCCTGGAACATCAGCGACCGCCACTGACCTGCTACAATACTCTCACAACCACAAACGACCCATGCGAATTGAAGTCCGTTACCAGACCCCCTACAATCAGTGTGACTGGCGCTCCCAGTGGTTCCCCACTCTGGAGGAAGCGCAAAGCATGGTAGACTTCTACCGCTCCTGTGGGTCACCTGCTCACGTTGCCCCATCATCCCTCGCTCAGTTCGAACGTTGATCAACGCTCTGACCCGTTCCCGTTCCCCTGAGTTTCACCGCGCCACCATGCTCCGCCTCATCATCGCTGCTGGGCTCCTGTACTTACTATGGGAAC